ATGCCTCACCGCACCCCTGCGCTCGCCGATCCGGTTCGTGCCGCTGCCTATTTCGCGGCGCTGACCGAGACGCACTCGCTTGCTGCCGCCGCTCATGCGGCGGGGATCGGCAATGCCTCCGCGTACCAGTATCGCCGGCGGCACCCCGAGTTCGACGAGAAGGTCAACGCCGTGCTCGGGCGGCCGCTCGACTATGACGGCAGTCGGCAGACGTTCAGCAACGCCCGCCAGCGCATCTTCCTCGATCATCTGGCGCAGTCGGGATGCGCGAGCGATGCGGCGGCCGCTGCGGGCGTGTCTAAGGCGGCCCCCTATTGGCTGCGCCGCCGCGACATGGCGTTCGCCGCCGCCTGGGCCGCGGCGCGCGACGAGGCCACCGACCGTGCCTTCGGACGCCTGCTCAAACAGGCGATCCACGGTTTCGAGCGCACCGAAACATTGAACGGCGTCGAGAAGCACGTCGTCAGCCACGAGGCAGCGACCGTCATCAAACTGCTCGACCGCCACGACGCGAAGCGCAGCCGCGAGCCGGGTGCCAGCCGGTTCGTCGAGATCACGCCCGAACGTGTCGCTGCGGCGCGTACGACCCTGCTGCGCCGCCTGACCAACGGCGGCGGCCTGACGACGATGGCTGAGGCAATCGCGCGGGCCGCGGCGACCCCGGCGACGATCGAGGCATGACGGCCCCCATCTCGCAGCTCGATCAGTTCCTGGATGAGATCGCCCCCGTCGACCTCGTCGGGATGACGGACGAGTTCCTGATGCGTGAACCCCAGACCCCACCGGACGGCGACTGGACGACGTGGCTGATCCTTGCCGGGCGCGGCTTCGGCAAGACCGCGACGGGGGCGGCGTGGATCGATGCGGTCGCGACACATTATGCAGGGGCGCGCATCGCGCTCATCGCCGCGACCGCCGCCGACGCGCGTGCGGTGATGGTCGAGGGCGAGGCGGGGCTGCTGGCGCGCAACCCGGCGATAGTATTCTCGCCGGCGCGGCGGCGGCTGGCATGGCCGGGCGGATCGTCGGCGATGCTGTTCTCGGCCGCTGACACCGAACAGGTTCGCGGGCCCAGCTTTCACTTCGCCTGGGGCGACGAGGCGGCGCACTGGGACCGCGGCGACGCTGTGCTGGCGAACCTGCGCATGGCGCTGCGGCTGGGGCAGCATCCGCGCCTGTTGCTGACGACGACGCCGCGGCCGCTGCGCTGGTTGAAGGCGCTGGCGATCGCGCCGGGGGTGGTGACGACGCGCGGGCGCACCGCCGACAATGCCGCCAACCTGCCCGAGCCGTTCGTCACTGGGCTGACGCGCGACTATGCGGGCACCGCGCGCGGACGGCAGGAGCTCGACGGCGAATTCGTCGACGCGGTCGAGGGCGCGCTGTGGTCGCGCGACGGGCTGGAGGCGTGCCGTATCGGTTCGGCACCGCCGTGCGTGCGCATCGTCGTCGCGGTCGATCCGCCCGCCGGTGCAGGGGCGCGGGCCGACGCCTGCGGCATCGTCGTCGCGGGGATCGACGCCAAGGGGCGCGGCGTCGTCCTCGCCGATCGCAGCGTCCAGGGGCTGCAACCCGCGGGCTGGGCACGCGCCGTGGTCGCGGCGGCCGACGCGTACGACGCCGATCTGGTGATTGCCGAGGCGAACAACGGCGGCGCGATGGTGACGCATACATTGCGCGGCATCGACAGCAATCTGAACGTCCGCGCGGTTCACGCGAGCGCCGGCAAGGTGGCGCGCGCCGAGCCCGTGGCGGCGCTCTACACCGAGGGCAGGGTCGCGCACGCCGGCGTCTTCCCCGATCTCGAGGACGAGATGTGCGCGCTCGGCGCGGGCGGCGCGTGGGACGGCCCGGGGTCGCCCGACCGCGCCGACGCGCTGGTCTGGGCGCTGACCGAGCTGATGCTCAGCAAGCGCCGCGCCGAGCCGGGGGTGCGGATGTTGTGACCGCGGGCGCGCCAAGGGGCGCGCACTTGCCCTTGAAACTGGCGCGCCAAGGGGCGCGCACCCACCCCTGGCCCCTCCCTGAAGAGGGAGGGGGGAAGAAACAACGCACGTCCCCTCCCTGAAAGCGAGGGGCCGGGGGTGGGTGCGGCGCGCTTGCGCCGCCCTTCAGCGAAGGATCGACCATGAAATTCCCTTTCCTCACCAAGCGCGCCCGCGCGTCGGCGCCGCGCGTGCCGTGGCTCAGCGCCTGGGCGCAGTCGGACCCGCCGCGCAGCTACGAGACGCAGGTGCGCGCGGCGTTCCTCGCCAATCCCGTCGCGCAGCGCAGCGTGCGGCTGATCGCCGAAGGCGTCGCGGGGGCGCCGATCCAGTCGAACCCCATGGGCCACCCCGCGCTGGCGCTGCTCGGGCGCGACGGCGCGCTGCTCGAAACCATCGCGGCGAATTTGCTGTTGCACGGCAATGCCTATGTCGAGGTCGGGCTGGGGGCGGGCGGGCTGCCCGTCGCGCTATATGCGCTGCGTCCCGAGCGCGTCACCGTCGAGGCCGATGCGAGCGGCTGGCCGGTCGCCTATCTGTACCGCGCGGGTGATGTGGCGACGCGCTATCCGGCGGTGACACGCGGGGACGCGGCGGGGCTGCTCCACCTGCGCGCCTACCATCCGCTCGACGATCACTATGGGCTGGGCTGCCTGGGGGCGGCGGCGAGCGCGGTCGAGGTGCATAATTCGGCAGCGCGCTGGAACAAGTCGCTGCTCGACAACGCCGCGCGGCCATCGGGGGCGCTAGTCTATGAGCCTGGCGACGGATCGGCGCTGTCGGCGGCGCAGTACGAGCGCCTCAAGGACCAGATGGGTGAGCAACATATGGGCGCGGCGAACGCCGGCCGCCCGATGCTGCTCGACGGCGGGATGCGCTGGCAGCCGCTGTCGCTGACGCCCGCCGAGATGGATTTCGTGCGCGTGCGCGACACCGCGAGCCGCGAGATCGCGCTGGCCTTCGGGGTGCCGCCGATGCTGCTCGGCCTGCCCGGCGACGCGACCTATGCCAATTACCGCGAGGCCAACATGGCGCTGTGGCGGCTGACCTTGCTGCCGCTGTGCGCGCGCATCCTCGGCGGGCTGTCGCGGCACCTGGGCGACTGGTGGCCGGGACTGGTGCTCGACATCGACCGCGACGCGATCCCCGCGCTGTCGGAGGACCGTGCGCGGCTGTGGGGGCAGGTGGCGAGTGCGGCCTTCCTGTCCGACGACGAGAAGCGCGCACTGCTGGGGGTGCAGTCATGACCGTCGCCAAACTGCTCGCGGGCGCGAGTGCGCAGGGGGCCGATGCGGCGAAGCTGATCGAACTCGTCGAGGCGGCGAGCGAGGCGGGCGCGACGCGCGCGCTGAACCGCATCGGCCTTCACGACGAGGCAGCAGGCAAGGACATCGGCGACCTGCGCCAGCTCGTCCAGGGCTGGCGCGACGCCAAGTCGAGCGCCGTCAAGGCCGTGGTAACCTGGCTGGTGCGCGGGCTGATCGCGCTGCTGCTCCTCGGCCTCGCGATCAAGCTGGGGATGGTGCGATGAGGCTCGCGGGCTATGCCAGCATCTTCGACGCGCCCGACAGCGGCGGCGACGTCGTCCGGCGCGGCGCGTTCGCCGGCGCGAAAGCCGTGCCGCTGCTGTGGCAGCACGCGACCGACGAGCCGATCGGGTTCGTCGAAAGCCTCGCCGAGGATGCGCGCGGCCTGCGCGTCGTGGCGCGCATCGCCGATACGCGGCGCGGCGCCGACGCCGCGGTGCTGCTCAAGGCGGGCGCCATCGACGGCCTGTCGTTCGGCTACCGGGTGCGCGCCAGCCGCCCCGGGCGGGGATTTCGCGAGCTGACCGCGCTCGACCTGCTCGAAGTCTCGCTGGTGACTTTTCCCATGCAACGCGCGGCGCGGGTGATCGCGTTCGCCGATGATTCCAAAGGAGAAACTGCATGACCTATGAAACCAAGGCCGACGCGCTCGAGGGCGTGTTCGAGACCGTCGCCGACACCACGGCGTCCGACATCGCCGCACTGAAGGCCGATGTCGCGCGGTTGAACGCGCTGCCGCTGAGCCGCCCGGCGCTCAAGGCCGATGCCCCCGCGACGCGCGGCTTTACCGAGCGTTATCTGCGCAAGGGCCTCGAGGTCGCCGAGATCAAGTCGCTCAACGGCACGACGCCCGCCGACGGCGGTGTCGCGGTGCCGCGCGAGATCGACGCGGCAATCGACAGCGTGCTCAAGAGCATCTCGCCGATCCGCAGCATCGCGCGGGTCGTCCAGATCGGTTCGGCGAACTATCGCAAGCTCGTCGCGGTGTCGGGCATCGCGAGCGGCTGGGTCAGCGAGACCGCGCCGCGCCCCGAAACGGGCACCGACCGCTTCGAGGAGATCGCGCCGCCGATGGGCGAGCTGTACGCCAACCCGGCGGCGAGCCAGGCGATGCTCGACGACGCGATGTTCGACGTCGAGGGCTGGCTGGCGGGCGAGATCGGCCGCGAGTTCGCGCGTGCCGAGGGTATCGCCTTCGTGCAGGGCGACGGTCTCAACCGCCCCAAGGGCTTCCTGACCTACGCGACGAGCAACGAGAGCGATTCGACGCGGCCGTTCGGCACCGTGCAGACGATCCCCGCCGGGTCGGTGAACAGCGTCACGGGCGACAAGATCATCGAGCTCGTCCACGCGCTGCGTGCGCCGTACCGCCAGGGGGCATGCTTCGTGATGAGCTCGGCGACGCTGTCGAAGCTGCGCATGCTGAAGGACACGACGGGGGGCTATCTCTGGGCGGCGGGGCTTGCCGCGGGGCAGCCGGCGACCTTGCTCGGCTATCCGGTCGTCGAGGCGGAGGCGATGCCCGACATCGCGACGAACAGCCTGGCGATCGCCTTCGGCAATTTCGAGGCGGCGTATCTGATCGCCGATCGCAGCGCGACGCAGGTGCTGCGCGATCCCTATTCGAACAAGCCGTTCGTCCACTTCTACGCAACGCGGCGCATCGGCGGCGCGCTGATCGATTCGCAGGCGCTCAAGCTGATCCGCTTTTCGGTGAGCTGACGGCGTCCGACCCCCCCTCCCGCGCGGGAGGGGGAAGTCGGCCCACCGATCAAAGGAACCAATATGGCAATCACTGCCGCCTCGATCGAGGCGAACGGCTGGGTGCTGCGCCTGACCTTCACGGGCGCGCCGGGGAGTTTCGCCAGTTACGCGCTCGACCCCGACGGCACGCCCAGGGTGTCGCTGGCGTGCGCGCATCCCGGCTTCGTGCAGTCCGCCGGCACCGCCGTCGCGGGATCGGCTTCGCGGACGCTCGTCGCGACCAAGCCGCTGCGCAAGCCCGTCAATCCCGTGACGCCGGTAACGCCCGTCATCGACGAGACCGACAACGGCAACTTGACGGTCACCGTGCGCCTTGCGCTCGATCAGTTCATCCACGCCACCGAGACGAGCATCACGCTGTCGGTGCTCGCGGGCTGGCGCAGCGGCGAGGCAGCGGCGTCGGGCATCGCCGTCTCCAACACTTCGACCTTCGTGGCCGCGCTGCCGATCATGCGCTGGGCGAAGCTCGGCTATCGGCGCGAGACGGGCAGCTTCGACATCGAGCTCGTCGCCTTCTCGCATCACCCGAACGGCCTGCAGCCCTTGGCCGGCGTCAAGTTCACCGTCACCGACGGCACCACCGTCAAGACCTATTGGGCGACCGCGCTGTCGACCTCGACCGCCTATGGCGACACGCTGCGCTGCTACCGCGCCACCGTCGATCCGGCGACCGCGACGGCGCTGACCGCCGGGCTGCTGCGCTGCGATGCCGAGGTCTATCCGTGGCTGGGCGCGATGCGCTCGACCGATCCGGCGGGCACGCGCAGCCTGACCGGCCTCGCCACCGCGGGCTATGACGACGGGGCACAGCGCCCGCACGTCGTCGGCTACGACCCGGCGGGCACGCGCTACGCCGGGCAGTTCCTGTTCGTCGATCCGGCGGGCACGACGACGCCGAGCGCGGCGATGGTGCAGGCCAGCCGGGCGGCGGCGAAGGGGCTGTCGGTCGGCTCTCGCCCCGCCAACCTGACCACCGCGGTGCAGGCGCTCTACCTCGCCAACCGCACGCTCGCGGCGGCGAACGGGGGCGCTTCCGCCTCGCGCGCCACCGACGGCGCGGTCATCACACTCGCCGCCGGCGCGCACGTCCCCGGCTCGACCGGCGTCACGACGGGCATCACCTCGTCGGAGCTGCCGGTCATCGTCGAGGGCGACCCAGACGACGCCGATCCGCGCACCAACTGCATCATGCGGACGCAGGCGTCAGCGCCCAACGCGCGCGTCACGAAGTACGAGTGGCGCAACCTGCGGCTGGAGGTCGGCGGCGCGGCCATCTTGTCGTCGAGCGCGCTCTACAACGCCCTCGACAATGTCGAGCTGCGCGGCAAGTCGGGCAGCGAGGCCAACGGCACCGTGCCCTTCCTCGGCGTCGCGGCGGGCAAGCTGCCCTTGAACGCAGTGCGGTCGCGCTGGTGGAAGTCGGGCAGCACCTTCACCGGCTCGACCCAGCCCATCGGCCTGCTGCGCAACTGCGAGTTCAGCCGCGTCGCGTCGGGCACCGCGGTACTGGGCGGGCGCTTCATCCCGGCCGCCGAGGACGGCATCGTCAGCGGCGCGATCAACGGCATCAGCGGACCCTCGGTCGGGACGCTCGGCGCGCACGAGGACGTCATCGTCACGGGCGTCGATCTGCGCAGCATCCGGGGCCGGGCATGGACGCCAATCCCGCTGGGCGCCGCGACCGCGGGCACGCCGAACCAGAGTTATCGCCGCCTCGTGTTCGCCAACAACCTCTGCGAGAAGATCGGCACCGATCCGCAGCCGCTCTGGTCGATGGGCGAGGACGAGTCGGCGACGATGGCTTACCTTATCGTCGAGGGAAACAGCTTCGTCGGCAGTCGCGTCAATGGCTTCTACAGCGACCCGCTGCCCGCCAACGCCGGCGAGACCAATACGCAGCTCAACCAGGCGTTCGGCATCCGCGTCGCCAATAATTATTTCGACTGGGCGCCGACCAAGCACGACGCCTTTGCCGACCCGCAGACCGTAACGGCGCGCGGCGGCGGTACCGCCCATGGCTATCGCCCGCACATGGTCGAGGCGTGGTCGGTCCTCTACGGCGTCGGCTACGAGGGCAACGTCGATCTCGGTCGCGGCGGCGGCGGCAACTTCGCCTTCGAATATTTCGGGCGGCGCGGCACGCAGATGGTGGGCGGCACGCCCGCCTGGCCCGACGACCGATCGGTTTACGGCAGCGATGCCGGGGGTGGCAGCTATCGGCCGCCCGCGACGTCGCTCGCGGCGGGGCGAGGACGGCGCGCCAATATCGATCGCGACCGGATCGGCACGGCGCGCGCGGCGATCTTCGCGAGCGGCGCCAACGAGGTCCCGCCCGTGCTGGCGGTTTCGCTGGTGCCTGCAGGGGCATTGTCGGCATCGCGGTCGGGGGCGCCGATGCTCGGCTGGCAGGCCGTGCTGACTCCGGCGATCGGGAGCCATGCGAGCCGATCTGGTTCGCCGCACCTGTCATGGGCGGGGGTGCTGGTCCCGGCCGGCGGACACAGCGCGCACGCCGCCTCGCGCCCCGACGTCGCCTGGACGGCGAGCCTGTCGCCCGCCGCGGCGGTCCTGACCGCGGTCGCCGGATCGCCTTTGCTCAGCCTGGGTGCGCTGATCCTGACGCCCGCATCGGCGCGTCACGCGGCACGCGATTTCGGCGCCGCGGTGCTCCCCGACCTGCTGTTCGCGACGCCGCGCCTGGTGCGCATCGCGGGCGAGTTGCGCGTGCAGATCGTCGAACCCGACCGGTTGCTGCTGGTCCACTGAATTCTCATCGCCACTGGAGACTATCATGGCAAAATTCGTCAATCCCGCTGTCCTCGACGGCGCGCTGAACCTCGTCGCGACCGCGACGCGGATGGTCGCCGTCGCGGGCCAGCCGACGACCTTCGCCGCCGCCGACACGGGCAAGCTCGCCGAGGCGACGCTGGCATCGGGCGACTTCGCACTCGCCGCGGGCGACATTTCGGGCCGCAAGGTGACTGTCGGCGCCAAATCGGGGCTGAGCGTCGTCGCGGCGGGCACCGCCGATCATATCGCGCTGCTCGACCCCGCAACCTCGACCCTGCTCTACGTCACGACCTGTCCGGCGCAGGCGCTGCCCGCGGGCGGCACGGTGAGCATCGGGACGTGGGCGGTGGAGATCGGGTCTCCTTCGTAGCCGTGGCGCGGCAAGCGCCGCGCACCCACCCCTGGCCCCTCCCTGAAGAGGGAGGGGGACCGCTCGTGCCTGCCTCCCCCCTCCCTGCAAGGGAGGGGTCGGGGGTGGGTGCGCGGCACTTGCCGCGCCCGCTCGCCAAAGGAGCCACCATGACCATTCTCCTGAAGGATCCCGACGCGGGGATCGATTATGCCGTCGACTGGGGGCAGGGATACCTGCAGGGCCAGACGATTACCGGATCGGTTTGGGCGGTGACGCCCGACGAAGCCGAGGGCGTGCGCGTCACCGGCGAGCTGGGCAATGCGACGCGCACCGCCGCGACACTGGCGGGCGGCGAGCCCGGCAAGCTGTATCGCGTCGCCAATCGCGTCACGCTGAGCGACGGGCGCACCGACGAACGGTCGGTGACGCTGCGCGTCGAGCAACGCTGATGATCGCGGATGTGACCCCGGTCGGGGTCGACGAGGTCAAGGCGTATCTGCGCCTCGACGACGGCCACGAGGATGCCGTGATTGCCGGACTGGTTCGTGCCGCGACCGACATGGCCGAGGCGTTCACCGGCCGCTGGCTGATCGCGCGCGACTTTACTGCAGTGCTGGCGGGGACCGCGGGGTGGCAGCGGCTGATGCCGGTGCCCGTCGTCGCGATCACCGGCGTGGCGGGGACGGACGGGCCGCTGCCCGGCGGGGCGTACGAGATCGACATCGACCGCCACGGCGTCGGCTGGATGCGGCTGCTGTCTGGCGACGCGACGACGCGCTTCACCGTATCGGCACGTGCCGGGCTCGCCGCCGACTGGAACGGCATTCCCGAAAGCGTTCGCGCGGGCATCGTGCGCTGTGCGGCGCAGCTGTTCGCCAGCCGTGACGAGGCCAGCGAGGGCCTGTCCGCGGGGGTGACCGCGCTGTGGCGGCCGTGGCGGGCGATGGCGATCTGAAAGCGCGCCAAGCGGCGCGCACCCACCCCTGGCCCCTCCCTGAATAGGGAGGGGGACCCGCGTGCTGCATCTGCTCCCCTCCCTCGTTAGGGAGGGGCTGGGGGTGGGTGCGGCGCACTTGCGCCGCCCTTCGAGGAGGACCTCATGACCGAATTCGCTGGAAGCTTGCGCGAACGCGTCGCGCTCGAGGATTGGGCGGGGACGCCCGAGGGGGGCGAGTGGCTGCCCGGCGGCGACGCCTGGGGCGCGCTGCTGCCCGCCGACCATGGCCCCGCGGTGCTGGGTGAGGGACGCGTCGCGCGGCCGCGCTACCGCCTGACTTTGCGCGTCCGCGACGTGTCGCTGACGACGCGCGTGCGCTGGCGCGGGCGCGTGCTGAGCGTCCTGCGCGTCGAGCCCGACCCGCGGGCGCGCGACCGCACGACGCTGCTGGTGGAGGACCGCGGATGACCGAATTCGAGACCCTGCTGCGTGCCATCGAGGCACGCGGCCGCGACGTGGCAGTCGCCGCGGCGGCGCGCGCGGGCGATGCGCTGGCGGCCGCGGCGATCGCCGAGCTGCCGGGTGTCGCGGTGGCGCGCGACGGTGCCGACGTGCTGCTGACTGCACCGCGCCTGCGCGCCCGGGCATTCGGCTCGCGGCGCGCGCTGCCCGACCCGCGTTTGACCGGACTGGTTCGATGAGTGCTTCGCTCGCCGTCCAAGCGGCACTGCGCGACGCACTCGCGGGGCTGGCGCCGGTGTTCGACACGGTGCCCGTGTCGTCGCCCGCACCGTACCTGACGATCGGCCCCGACAGCATGATCGACTGGTCGACCAAGACCAGCGCGGGGCGCGAGCATCGCGTCCTGATCGGCGTGTGGGACGATGCGCCGGGCCGCCAGCGCGTCAAGGCGCTGCTGGGGCAGGTCGAGGCCGCCGTCCTGGGCCTGTCGGGCACCACCGGGGGCGTCCGCATCGCGCACGTCCTGTTCGTCCGCAGCTTCGTCGAACGCGACCCCGAAGGCTGGAGCCACGGCGTCGCCGAGTTTCGCGTGCGGACCGAGAAGGTCTGAAGCGCTCCCCTCCCATCGTCATGCTGGCGAACGCCAGCACCCACTTTGGTGCGAACTCGGAACGTCGGGATCGGCCCATCATGGGTGCTGGCGTGCGCCAGCATGACGAACTTCCAAGATTGGAGAACCGATATGGCTTCCGAAAAGGGCTCGGCCTTCCTGCTGAAGGTCGGCGACGGCGCGGTGCCGCCCGCCTACACGACGATCGCCGGGCTGCGCACGACGCAGCTCAGCGTCAACGCCGACACCGTCGTCATCACCAACAAGGGCTCGGGCGGCTGGCGCGAGCTGCTGTCGGGGGCCGGGGTGCGTTCGGTCAGTCTGTCGGGCGCGGGGGTGTTCTCGGGCAGCGTCGCCGAGGCGCGCGTCAAGGCGTCGGCGCTGGCGGGCGCGCTCGACGACTATCAGGTGTCGTTCGAGAGCGGCGAGCGGCTGACCGGGCGCTTCCTGATCACGCGCCTCGACTATGCCGGCGATTTCAACGGCGAGCGGACCTACACGCTGGCGCTCGAAAGCTCGGGCGAAGTGGTGGTGTCGTGAACCCGGTCCGGGGGGAAGCGGAGCTGGTCATCGCAGGCCGCACCGTGGTGCTGCGCCCGACTTTCGCGGCGCTGGTTGCCGCCGAGAGCGAACTCGGGCCGTTGTTCGCGCTCGTCGAACGCGCGGCGGGGGGCGGGCTGACGCTCGCCGAGCTCGCCGCGCTGCTGTGGCATTGCGCGGTCGATCCGGGCGAGCGCGCGGCGTTCGCCGAGGCGCTGGTCGCGGGCGGGCTCGCGGCGGCGACGCCCGCGTTGCGCGTCCTGCTCGGGCAGATCCTGGGTGGGCGATAGCTTCGCCGCCGCCGCCGCGCGCGCCGCGCACATCGCGCAGGCGTTGGGCTGGACACCCGAGACATTCTGGGCGGCGACGCCCGCCGACCTGCGCCTCGCGCTCGGTCCGCCGCCCGAAACACCGGGCGACGGCGACGTGCTGAGGCGGCTAATGGAGGCCTTCCCCGATGGATGAGTTGGACACGCTGGTGGTGCGCGTGCGCGCCGATACCAGCGGCTTCGCGAGCGGCGTCGCCGACATGCGCGCGCAGCTCGACGGGCCGCTGGCAAGCGGGCTCGACACCGCCGCGCGCGGGCTGGAGCGCGCACTGGGCCGTGCGGTGACGAGCGGCAAGTTCGGTTTCGACGACTTGAAGCGCGTCGCCATTGCCGCGCTCGCCGACATCGCTGCGAGCGCGGTCAAGGCCGACCTGGGCGCGCTGTTCGGCGGCGGCGGCCGCGGCGGCGGAGGGGGCGGGCTGCTGGGCTCGCTCGCCAGCCTGTTCGGCGGCAAGCCAGGCCGCGCCACGGGCGGCCCGGTGACGGGCGGCAGCGCGTACCTCGTTGGTGAGCGCGGCCCTGAGCTGTTCGTGCCCACCGCCGCAGGCCGCGTTCAACCGCTGACCGGCCGCGGCACGGTCAATGTCACCGTCAACGTCGCCGCGCCGCGCGACGCCGCACCGCGCGTCATGGCGCAGACCGGCGCGCAGGTGGCGCGTGCGGTGTCGCGCGCACTCGACAAGGCGGGTGCGTGATGGGGCACTGGCTTGCAAGCGCCGCCGACCGGCAGCGCACCGACTGGATCAAGCGCTTCGACCCGCGCTTCTGGACGGTCGATTTCCCGCAGCCGATGCTCGCGTCGGTGGTCACCACGGGGCCGCGTTCCCTGCGCGTCGACCTGGCGCTCCAGCAGCCGGGCGACCTCGCGGGGCTGATCTGGGCGAGCGAGGACCGCTGGGACCACCCGCTGCTCGGCTATGCGACGAACCGCGATTATCGCGGCTGCATTTTGCGCTTCCGCTGGCAGGCGACGGGGATCGTGCCGCTCGATGCGGTCGGCGGACCGGTGCTGACCATCGAGGGGCGCGACGCCGCGGGGAGCCCGCGCATCTGGTACGTCCGCCTGTGGAACTACGCCGAAGGCATGCCCGAAGACTGCACGATTGCGCTCGACTTCAACGCGCTCGACGGCGGCTTCCTGCTGCCCGCCGAGGCGAGCCGCGTGTGGGCGGGGGACATCGACCGCATGTTCGTGTCGCTGGTGCCGGCCGGCGGCGCGGGCGCGGGCGTGCTGGAACTGTCGGACATCGCCTGCGACGGGCCGGGGTCGGTGCTGGCGATCGGCGACGCCTTCGTGCCGCCGCACGCCCTGCGCATCGCCAGCGGCTATGACGACAGTTACAACCTGACGCCGGCGCGGCTGGTGCGCAACTGGCGGCAACTCGGCTACACCGACCTCGTCGACCATTATGTCGGGATGAGCCACTTCCCCGCGCTCGGCCCCGACGGGCTGGCCAGCGGCGGCATCGCGGGGCCCGCGGCCGCCTGGCACGCCGACCTGCTGAGCCGCTGCCGCGACGCGGGGTTTGAGGTCATCCTGTCGCTGTCGTTCGAGCTGTTCGACAGCCTGTGCCCCGCCGAGTGGAAGCAGCGCGATGCCGACGGCGCGCCCGCCGCGACGGGTTACACGCCGCCGTCGACGCTGCTGTCGCCGTGCTCGGCATCCGCGATGGCGTGGCTGCAGGGCATCGCCGCCGACTTTGCCGCCCTCGCGCGGGACGCGGGGCAGCGCGTGCGCTTCCAGGTCGGCGAGCCGTGGTGGTGGGCGGGGCCGAACCAGCGCCTGTGCGCCTATGATGCCGCGACTCGCGCCGCCTATCTAAGCGAGACCGGGCGGACCGCCCCCGAGATCCGCGACGTGCGCGGCATGACCACGGCGGTGAAGCGCGATTTTCTCGACTGGCTGGGCGTCAAGCTCGGCGCGGCGACGCTCGCGCTGCGCGACGCGGCGGACGCCGACGAGACGCTGCTGCTATTCTACGCCCCGCAGGTGGCGCGCAGCGACGCCCCCGACCTCGTGCGTGCCAATCTTCCTGCCGCCTGGGCGAGCCCGGCGTTCGATATCCTGCAGCTCGAGGATTACGACTTCGTCACCGGCGGCGACTTCGCCGGGCAGGCCCGGACGCGCGCGATCGGCGACGCGCTCGGCTATCCGCTCAGCCGCCAGCATTATCTGTCGGGGTTCGCCGCCGGCCCGGCCGACTGGCCGCGCATCATCGCGGCGGCGGATGCGGCGCACGCGCGCGGCGTCGCCGAAACCTTCCTCTGGGCGTGGCCGCAGGTCGCGCGCGACGGTCTGACCTATTTCGACATCGCAGGAGACGAGACGATGCCCGCCTTCCACGACGTGCTTTTCCCGCTCGATCTCGGCTACGGCGCGACGGGCGGGCCGCAATTCTCGACGCAGGTCGTGACCACGGGGTCGGGCTATGAGCAGCGCAACAGCGGTTGGGCCGACGCGCGGCTCCACTATGACGCGGGCGTCGGCGTGCGGTCGGAGGCCGACCTGACCGCGCTGATCGCCTTTTTCCGCGCGCGGCGGGGGCAGGCGCACGGCTTTCGCTTCAACGACCCGCTCGACCATGACGCGGTTACGGAGCCGCTGGGGCGGGGTGACGGGGTGCGCACCCGCTTCGCACTGGTCAAGACCTATGGCGAGGGCGAGGACGCGCAGGTGCGGCGCATCACGCGACCGGTGGCGGATAGTGTCGCGGTGACCGTCGACGGCGTCGCTGCGAGCGGCTGGACGCTCGGCGACCTCGGCAATGTCGACTTCGCGGTAGCACCACCCCCCGGCGCGCAGATCGCCGCGAGCTTCGCCTTCGACGTCCCCGTCCGCTTCGCCGACGACCGCATCGACGTCGGACTGGCGGGGTGGCGCGCCGGCGAGCTGCCTTCGGTGCCGCTGATCGAGGTGCGTGAGGCATGATCGACGCCGAAGTCACGACGCTCGCCATCCTGTGGCGCATCGCGCGCGCCGACGGGGTGACGCTGGGCTTCACCACGCACGACGCGCCGCTGGTCGTCGGCGGCCTGACCTATGACAGCGCACCGGGCATGGTGCCGTCGGCGATCTCGACCGGCGACGGGCTCGAGGTCGACACGATGGAGGTCGCGGGCGCGCTGTCGGCTGTCGCGATCACCGCCGCCGACCTCGGGGCCGGGCGCTACGACGGCGCGCGCGTGACGGTGGCGATGGTCGACTGGCGCGATCCCGGCGGCGCTGTGCTGCCACTGGCGCGCGGCACGCTGGGCGAGGTGTCGCAGAGTGCGAGCGGCAGCGGTGGGGCAGGTGCCGCAGGCGGCACCCGGGGCGGCAGCTTCACCGCCGAACTGCGCGGGCCGACCGCGGCGTTCGACGCGGCGGTGATCGAAGTCTGTTCGCCCGAGTGTCGCGCCGAACTCGGCGACGCGCGCTGCCGTGTCGACCTGGCGCCGCTGACCGTCATGGCGATGGCCACCGAGGTCGAGCCGGGACGGGTGGCGGTGAGCGCCGCAGACCCGCGCTTCGCCGGCGGCCGCCTGCGCATGCTGGCAGGCCCGAACGCCGGGCTCGACCGCCGCATCGTCGATACGGGCGCAGGTACGCTCGACCTCGACGAACCGCTGCCCTTTGCGCTGGCGGCAGGCACGCCCGTTGAGCTGCGCGAAGGCTGCGACAAGCGTTTCGCGACCTGCGCGGGCCGCTTCGCCAACACGCTCAACTTTCGCGGCGAGCCGCACGTGCCGGGCGGCGACCTTCTGACGCGGTTTCCGGGTTTGTAG